GAATCCCTGAATCAAATTACCTATGAGGGTTCTCTTGCAGACTGGAACGCTGTGAAGAAAAATACAAACTGGGACAGTCATGCAGTTGATATTGAATCTCCGCTTGCAAAGATCCAGTGCCTTGATGGATATATGGAATATGTTGCAAATACAAAAACTTGGAAGGAAGTGAAGTCATGATAAAATTTCTTGTAAAAGGACAGAACATTGAAACCTTGGAGCATGAAATCATTGCTGCTGACCAGATTGCCTTTGTAAAGATACATTTTGTGTTCGATAATAACTGGAAACCGCTGCATAAGGTGGTGCAGTTCACACAGGACGAAATAACCTATAACAGGGTTCTCGGAACAGAAAATACAAGTTGCTTTTTGCCTGCCGAACTAACCGCAGGGACTGTGAAAATGTCCTTGTTTGGCTATGATGCAGAAGCAACTGAAACAGTCAGAGCAACAACGGTTGTAAAAACTTTGCACATCAGACCGTCAGGGTTTGAAAGTGAAAGCGAAACACCGATACCGCCAACTCCAGACCTCTATCAACAGCTTTTGGAGAAGATTTCTGAAAAAGGTAAGGACGGCAAGTCAGCCTATGAAATTGCTGTAGAACATGGATTTATTGGAACAGAGGCTGAATGGCTTGAAAGCCTGAAAGGTGTTGATGGCAAGGATGGAGTAAATGGCAAAAACGGATGTGACGGTAGAAATGGCGTTGATGGTTTACCTGGTAAAGATGGAAAGGATGGTGCAGACGGAGTCCCCGGTCATAATGGTGCCGATGGAAAGAATGGGGTTGACGGAATCAATGGTTCTGATGGAAAATCCGCCTATATTATTGCCGTAGAACATGGATTTTCAGGTACAGAAAATGAATGGCTGCAAAGCCTGAAAGGTGCTGATGGCAAGGACGGAATCACTCCCGATATGTCAGACTATGCAACAAAAGCTGATATTGCAGAATTAGAGGAGCAAATCAGGCAAATATCCGGCATCAGCTATATCTCTGTATTTGAAAATGGTTCTGATGTCTTGCAGAAATACGGCGACAGCGTTTACACTTATTACAATGACGGCTACCGTTCTCTTGCGGGTTTTGCGGAGAGTTATCCGCATTTTTGCTCTGCTGAGAATGACTATGCCCTGTATTTCAATCAGAACGATTTCAGCTGGGCTGGAACGGTGTTTGTGATGTTTTTGACACCAATTTCAATAACAGGTTCTATGCATTTGCTTCTGAATTATCTGGTCGGTGCATCACAGGACGCTGAATTTTATCTTATTCCGAAGACAGATAAAATGGGTTCTGAACTGGCTCAGTATATCTATGAAGAAATCAAAGCAGAAAATGCTTTGAAATTATCATTTAAATGGCTTTATTCCGATACTTTCATTTCTGTGATGCAGTCACTTGAAAACATATCGGACGGAGAATATTATCTTGCCTTCAAAGGCACATCGGATAATTCACATCCGATGGTGAAGTCTATTAAATTTATGAAGGAGTGATTTTATGAAAGATACTATTTGCCTTATCGCAGGCATTGTCGGCGGATTTATCGCAACGCTGCTCGGTGGCTGGGATTCTGCTCTTGCGACACTCGTTGTTTTTATGGGCATTGATTTTGTAACGGGAATCGTGACTGCTGCGATGGGCAAATCCAAACACAGCGAAAGCGGCACACTCAACAGCACAGCAGGCTGGGTTGGTCTTGCGAAAAAGTTTTGTATTCTTCTTATGGTGGTCGTGGGCGTGAGAATCGATATTCTCATCGGCACAAATTACATTCGTGATGCTGTTTGCATCAGTTTTTGTCTGAATGAACTGCTTTCCATCATTGAGAATACAACTTTAATGGGGATTCCTTTCCCGCCGGCATTCAAAAAAGCAATTGATGTTCTGCAAAATAAGGTAGGCAGAACGGATGAAACAAAGGAGGAAAATGACAATGGCAATTCTGAAACCTGATAACAAAATAACATTTGGCGGTGTAACCGTCAACGAGTATTTACTCACCAAACACAATCCAAACCACATTGATATGCCCTCTGTTTCAATGGAGGGCAAAGTTATCGGCGTAACAGTCCACAATACTGACTGGATTTCTGTAGCAAGCGGAACAACGCCTTCGGAGCAGTACACAAGGGCAACCGTCAATGGAAATATGAAAGACGTGCGTGTTCACTATTATGTGGATAATGTATGTGCATGGCAGAACCTGCCTCTGTCCTTAAGTGGCTGGCATGCTGCTGACGGAAATGGAAATGGTAACAGAAGAACTGTATCTATCGAATGCATCATGAGTTCTGCTTACAATGATAAGGATAAGAAATCAGAAGATAACTGTGCAAGACTTGCAGCAGCACTTCTGAAGAAGTATGGTCTTGACATCAATCACCTCTTTACCCACACCCACTGGCTCAATGTCAGAGATGGCAAATCGGGCAGTGTAGATTATCTCAATACAGCAAGAAACTCCTACAAGATGTGTCCGCTTTACATTCTGCCTCACTGGGCAGAGTTCAAGAAAAAAGTACAGGGATATATGAGTTCTGCAACGACACCAACACCCTCTGCACCTACGGCAAAACAGCTTTACAGAGTAAGAAAGTCATGGACTGATGCTAAATCTCAGATTGGTGCTTTTTCTTCTCTTGAAAATGCAAAGAAAGCCTGCAAGACTGGATATGCTGTTTTTGACAGTTCCGGCAAGCAGGTGTATCCTGCAAAGAAGTCCGTTGACGAAGTTGCCCGTGAAGTCATTCAGGGTAAGTGGTCAAATGGTGCGGAGCGAAAGAAACGTCTGACTGATGCAGGTTATGACTATAACGAAGTGCAGAAGCGTGTCAATGCTCTCATGAAATAAAATATCTCTTGATTTAACGAAAGCCATTGTATCCTTGACGAATTGTCCCGGATGCAATGGCTTTTTTTATTTTTTTACAAAAGGGTACGAATTTAACACATTTATTTAGACTATATGGTTGAGGTGAAATGATCATGAATATCAGACAAAAAGCTCAGATAGAAACAATGAAAAAGCAAGGCTGTACAATTCAGAAAATCAGTACTGAATTAAACGTTCCTGTCGGAACAATCAAATCGTACTTATCACGCAGGAAATCTTTTCGACAATGTGAGTGCTGTGGAAAATCACTTTCCAATGCAAGTGCTCATATAAAACGTTTTTGCAGTGACAAATGCCGCATGAAATGGTGGCGTGAAAACAAAGAAGTTTCACTGAAAATGACAAAAAAAGTTTGCCCTGTTTGTAATCAGATATTTCTTTCTTATCCGAGCAAGCAACAAGTTTATTGTTCCAGACAATGTTCCGGAAAGGCAAGGTGGAAAAATGAATCGTAATATCATCATCTATCAGGTTATGGTTGAAATTATCAAAACCTGGCTTCGTTCAGGAAAAATCTCAAGAAAAGATTATGCGGAAATGAACACAAAAATGGCTGAAAAATACGGCATATCTTTGTCGGGTATATTCGTTGATAAATCTGAAAATCCATGCTAATATGGTATCTGAAAGGAGGAGGTTTACATGGAACGTTTGATACAAAAAATAGAACCTTCTGTTGATATTTCACATAAATTACGAAACGTTGCCGCTTATGCACGAGTATCAAGTGGTAAAGATGCCATGCTGCATTCCCTTTCTGCTCAGGTAGGATATTATTCCGAACTGATTCAAAGTAATCCGGAATGGAGATTCTGCGGCGTATTTGCAGATGAAGCAATTACAGGAACGAAAGAGTCAAGACCTGAATTTCAAAAAATGCTTGCTGAATGCAGAAAAGGTAAAATAGATCTTATCATTACAAAGTCTATCAGTCGATTTGCAAGAAATACCATAACCGTTCTCGAAACTGTAAGAGAATTAAAAATGTTAGGGATCGATGTTTATTTTCAGGAGCAAAATATTCACAGCATTTCAGCTGATGGCGAACTGATGCTTTCCATTTTATCTTCCTATGCACAGGAAGAAAGTTTTTCTGCCAGTGAAAATCAAAAATGGAGAATCAGAAATGATTTTGAACAAGGCAAAATCTGCAATATACGAATGTTAGGTTATCACAGAACGACAAACGGCAGTCTGGAAATAGTGGAATCAGAAGCTGAAATCGTCCGATTTATTTTTTTAAACTATCTAAGTGGAAACGGAAAACTATTGATTTCCAATAAGCTGAATGAAATGGGAATTGCTACGATCAACGGCTGTGAGTGGACTACTGCAGATATCCATAGGATTTTGCAGAATGAAAAATATGCCGGAAATATGCTTTTACAGAAACGCTTTCGGGAAAATCATTTGACAAAGAGAATGATAAGAAATGACGGTCAGCTGCCAAAGTATTTTGTAGAAGAAAGTCATCCTGCAATCATAGAAAAAAGTATTTTTGATGCTGTTCAAAAGAAACTGGAAGAACAGCGTCAGAGATTTTCCTCTTCAAAATCTGTTGTCTCATATCCGTTTACAGGAAAAATACAATGTACCTGTTGCGGAAAAAACTATCGGCATAA